TGGGAGGTAACAAGCTCGAAGACTTTGACGCATCCATTAACGAGCAAACAGGAACTACCTACACGCTTGTTGCGGGAGATAACGGGAAGGTGATCAAGTTTACCAACGGATCAGCGATTACGCTTACCCTGCCAAGCGGATTAGGCGAAGGGTTCAATTGCACAGTCATACAATACGGGGCAGGGCAGATCACCTTCTCAGGAACTTTCTATAATCAGTCATCGCACACCAAGACCGCAGGGCAGTACGCTGTGACGGGCTTGATTAGTTGCGTGGCAGACTCATTCGTTCTAGCAGGCGATACAGCATCCTAATCCGATGACTTTTATACTTCCAAGTTTCGGAGCATCGGCTATATCCGCAGTACCTGGTGGCGGTGGTGGTGCTGGTTTAAGTAACACCTACAGCGTAAGCTTTGATGGTACTAATGATTCTGTTGATGCAGTATCTAATCCAAATCTTGATGTTTACTCAGCCTCACTTTGGTTTAAAACAGCAGAAACCAATTTTAGTCTACCGATTGCGGGCTTTGGAAAAAATGGTTCCCGGTATGGAGGAATCCGATTTATCCCCTCAGTTTCAGGTCGTGCTGTTGAATATAACGATGGTACTCAATACATTGCCGCGGGGGGATTGTCGAACTCTGATGTTTTCGACAATGCTTGGCATCATATTGCAATTGTTTTTGTTTCTAGTGGGTATCAAACTACCACAGGAACTTCTAGCACTGACGGGAAGGGCTACAAAATATTTATAGACGGCATTCGTGTAGATACTGCCCTTGGGTCAACGAGTCACAGCTACTCCCTAGCAACAACTTCATCATTTTTTGCGGTAGGAAAAGAGCGGACAAGTTATTACACAGGTCTTATCGATGAGGTAGCTATCTTTGGGTCATCATTGTCGGATTCTGATGTTACAGACATTTATAACAGTGGAGTGCCTACTGACTTATCTTCTTACTCACCTACGCTTTGGTGGAGAATGGGTGATGACGACTCAGGAACAGGCACTACAATTACAGATCAAGGTAGTGGAGGTACTAATGGTACGCTTACCAACGGCCCTACTTTTTCAACTGATGTACCATCTTAATAACTATGAGTAGACAATATGTAATTGTAAACGCTGATGAAGTAAGTACCGTTAACTTTGACGAAGTCCTAGAAACTTCGGCAGATACGCTTAGATACAATGTGAATCCTGCGGGTACTAAGACCTTCGTAAAATTCGAGGGTGACACGCCTTCATTCCTAGAGGGTAAGACTTCATACACGCATTCCGAGATGCTTGAGATTCTAGCAGGCGAGGAGTGGACTACACCGATTGAACCTTAATAAATTATGAGTGACTTACAGAACCAAACACCCGCAGACACCTACAAGGGATTACTTCAGGTTGGAGATTATACTAATGGAGTAGATGCTAACTCCGAGTATGTTCAGGACGGAGAAGGCACTAATTCAGCATTGTCAATTTCGACCACAAAAGTGGGGGTGGGGACAGTATCACCGAGTGCAGAGTTAGATGTAAATGGTAATGTAGTTGCAGATGAGTATGCATTGGATCAAATAGGCTCAAGCAGTTCTGCGGTAGCAATTCACGCACCTGACACCAACGAGCTTGCGATCCGCACAAATTCGACTGAAGCAATGCGCATCGACTCCGCCGGCCGTGTAGGTATTGGTACTACGAGTCCTGATGCGAAGTTAGATTTGCAGACCTCAGACCACCCTTTTTATATTAGGTCAGGTGCAGGTGCTAATGACAATTTGTTTATATTTGAGAACCCAACCGCTGGGCCTCAGCTTAGAATGTATGAAAAAGGAACGAGTAATGTAGCGGTTAAGTTGTCTACTCATGATGATTCTTATTTTAACGGCGGCAATGTAGGTATTGGTATTACGAGTCCTGTTACGAAGTTAGATATTAATGAAGTAGCAGGAACTAATGATGTCATACAAACATTTAGTAAAGGTGGTGTAGGTCAAGCTCGTGTTGGTTTGTGTGGTGCAACTTCGCAAGTTCTTGATGGTGCATTAGCAGATGACTTATGCATTAGAAGTGATGGACATAATATAAGATTTGGTACTGCATCTGCGACCCGTTCAGACATGACTATTGACACAGACGGCAATGTAGGGGTTGGTGTTACGAGCTTCGGTACAAATGCTAGTGGTGTCATAGGTATAGGAAACGCTACTGCTCCTACATCTAGCCCTGACGACATGGTGCAGTTGTATGCTGAGGATGTTACCGCTTCTTCCGAGTTAAGAGTAAGAGACCAAGCTGGTAATGTTACTACTCTATCACCTCACGCTAAAGATGCTCCTGATAGTTTATACGATAACGGTAAAGGTGTAGATGAAATGCATCGTGTAGCCAACCATTATTTAGGTACTATTACTTTCACAAATGTAGATCGTCGTAACGACTTAATGCAGAAACAATTAAACGGTGAGGAGTTACCTGAAGATCGTACATTTAAAGTAACTGAAACATTTGCTGAGTACAACGCTCGCACAGGTGCTGACTTACAGGTAGAAGATTGGGATGCAAATCAACAAGCTATGTTTGATGCTCAAGAAGAAAAGGTAGTAGCAAGACAAGCTGAGATAGATGCTTGGGACAATGAAGAAGAAGAAGCTCCTGAGCCTTTACAATCTTATGTTAAGAAACCTAAACCTGATTGGTTAACTTAATTTATGGCTACAGAAGTCGGAGATAATGTACAGGTCAAAGCTAACTTGGCATTCATGGCTAAGGTTATCGCCATTGTTGGCACCTGTGTTTGGGGATACTCCGTCATTTGGAACAAAATTAACGAACTTGACAATGGTTTGGGGAGAGTCCAACACGAAGGCACTCTGCTTGGGGATTTATCTGCTAGGATGATGCACTTAGAAAAATTCGCAGAGCAAGCAAAAGCGGATCTCGATCATTTGGTAGAGATGCAAGACGCTCCGATTACCTCCGACTATCAACAGTTTGAGCGACTTAATTATTTAGAAAAGGAGTTAGACAGACTCCGAGATAAGGTGGAGAAGTGAGATGGGTGAAATCTTGCTTATGTTACTTACGGGGGGTGGTAGCACAGCTATGGGTGCTATCCTCAAGGGTGGGTTTGGAATGTTATTTGAGGCTCGCCGCCAAAAGCACGAACTCGAAGTGGCAAGAGAAAGTCGTGCAAATGAAAATTTTCTTAAGCTCCAAGCTCAGTTGGCTGAAGGAGGTAATAATGAGTTCAGGGATTTTTCTCGTAGGATTATTGCTTTTATGGGTATTGGTACTTTGTGCCTTTGCGTCTTGCTCTGTACGCTCTTTCCCTCTGCCGAGTTCCTTTCAATCACCAACGCAAACGGAGAGGGAAGAACAGAGTTCCTCTTCGGACTCTTCTCATGGCCCGCAAGCCAAGACCCAATCACCCTTTCAAGTGGACATCTTGCGTATATGGGGCAAACAGCCCTTATGGGAATCCTCGGCTTTTATTTCGGGCCATCACCTAACAGAAGATGATTGATCGGGTCTCAGTCCTAGGAATGTCAGGCACCGCGGCCACCTTTGGCCTGTCTGCATTTGACTCAGTAATCGGTATCGCGGTTGGCCTAGTGACCTTAGTCTATATGTCGTTAAAACTCTATCAGGAGTTAAAGAAGTGAGCAGATATCGATCATACGGTAAACTAGACGATCCATTCGTGGTAGAGGGGGATACCTTCTTTCTGCGGATGAATAATCGCTTGCGACCTAATCAGTTAAAGCCCGGTGAGGTAGCCCTGTCCAAGAATGGCCGGATGAACGATGACGGAACTTGGCAACCACGCAAAGGGATGTCTACTCTATTTGGCACTATCACAACAGGAGATGATGCGATTACTTTACCATATGTAATTCTATCCGCATCAAGATCAGATAATGTGGTAACTGTTGTATTGGATGAAACTCCAAGTTTAGCTTTTATCATTGGGGATAATGTAACGATCAATGGGTTAAATTTCACAGGTGACGATCCAAATGGGACATTCCCTCTAACTAGTGTTAATTTTAATACTAGGACAATTACTTATGCCGACTCAGGCACGAATGAAGTTTTTACAGTAGTTGGATCATCACAGACTTGGTCAAAGATCAATACAACTTACTCGAACCTGACAAAAAAATGGACTGAGTATAATATT